AAAAATGCTATGGGTAGTTTATCTGATACAAACAGAACTACTATGATTGATGTACCTGCAGAAACTGCAGTAAGAATCGATACAATATTATTAGCAAACATTGATGGAACTAATGCTGTTGATGCAACAGTAGAAATTAGTAATGACAATGGTTCAACTTATTATAAAATTGCAAGTACAATATCTGTACCTGCAGACTCAACATTAGATTTAATCGCAAGACCTCTTTATTTAGATGAAACAGATTTAATTGCTGTTACAGCTGGTGCTGCTAACGATTTAGCTTTTCATGTTTCTTATGTGGAGATGGTTGATTAATAAATTTTAGGAGGAAAGAAAACAATGCCAAGAATTATAAAATCATCAAAAGGAACTTTTACATCATCTACAGTAACTATTGATTCTTCAGGAAGAGTTATAGCAGCTGCATCTGGTGCAGGAGGTGCCGTTATGAAACCTAAATTATTTGCAACTGGTCCTGCTACTGGTACTTACACTAGTAATGGAAATTCAATTACAATATATGCCTCTTCAGGTGGAGGTGGTGGATCAGGTGTTTCTACTTCTGGACCAAATAATCTTACTGGTGGAGCAGGTGGATACGGAGTGCAAGGAATTTTTACTTCAGACATTACTCCCCCTTTTTCACAACCTTACGCTGTTGGGGGTCCTGGAGCTAGAGGAAATAATGGTATCCCTGGTAATAATGGAAGCGCTGGAGGAGCAACTAATGTTGCTAACCTTATTACTTTAAATGGTGGAAATGGTGGAACTTATGGTGGAGAAAGTGGACCTCATACAGCTGGAAACCCAGGAACTGCAGCTGAAGGAAGTTTTTTAGCAAATTTTAATTCTAACGCAAACAATGGTGCATCTATTAATGATAGTAATCTAGCGGTTATAAAAGGTAAGTTTGGTAATGGAGGCACTGGAACTCAAAGAAATACAGCTGGTATCTCTGGAGGCAAAGGTCTTTTATATATCTTTGACAACGCATAATCATGGCAAAACATTTTATATTTCAAGATAATCAATTTTATAGATTAGCACCTACTGATGCTAAAAAAGATTTTTGGTTAAGCACTTCTACAGGTCTTGTGTCAAAAGAAGTAAGTGATGCTAATTATTTAAAAGTTGCTATTAGAAAATCAGTGGCCACTTTAAGTGGAGATACAGTTAATTATTCTGATATAACTGTTTTTCATAAACAAGATTATGATGGTGTTACTGCTGATGTGGCTAAAAATGTTACAGATGCAAGTGAAGCACAGGCTATATTAACACAAGTTAGAGATGATTTAATTACAGAATTTAAACATTATTCAGATCAACATTATGATAATGACACTGAAGTAAAAGCTATGGTTACGTTTTTAGAAGCAATTAATATAAGTGCCGTCAACTCTTGGAATAGCACTGATTGTGTTATGGAATATATTTATAACCTTACTGATTGTCCTCAAATATTTCCTTTAGAAATAACTAATAACTAGTTTACTTTTTAAAAATTATCTATATATTCATATCTATGAATTTAGAAAGCTATATAAAAATATACGATAATGCTTTGCCTGTAGAAAACATATCATCTATAATTAAATATTCATTAAAACAAAAATTTATACCAGCAGGAATTGGTAAAGATAATATAGTAAATAAAGAAATTAGAAATGTTGAAAGTTTAAGTCTAACTAACTGGGATTGTAATTCAAAAACTAAAATTCATTGGTGTAATTATTTAGGTTATTTTTTTAAAAAATATTTTGAAAAATATTCAAAAGAAGTTTCTCCTAAAATAGGAACATCAATGTCTACTATATCTAGTTTAGAAATATTAAAATATCAAGAAGGTGGTCTTTATCAAACTCATATAGATCATTTTTTAAATAATCCAAGAATCCTCTCTGCTATTTTATTATTAAATAATGACTATAAAGGAGGTGAATTAGAATTTTTTAATCCTACTACAGAAGAGCTTATAGTGAAAGTTGAGGTTGAATCAGGTAGATTAATAATTTGGCCAAGTTGTTTTTTATATCCACATAGAGTTAAACCAATAAAGAAAGGAACAAGGTATTCAATAATATCATGGGCATCATAAGAAAAGATTTTAATTATAAATTAATAAAAAATTTTTTTACAAAAAAAGAATTGGAATTAGGCAGACATTATTTTCATTTATTACACAAAAGAAATATTAAGGATTTTGATGGTACTTTAGAACAAAGTGCAAGCAATAATGCTGATTCTGTTTTCTATAGTGATTGTTTTTCAGATGCTATTTTAGTGCAAAAAAAAAAAATAATGGAAAAAGAAACAGGATTATCTTTAATGCCAACGTATGCTTTTACAAGATTTTATACTTATAATGCGGAGTTACAAAAACATGTAGACAGACCAGCATGTGAAATATCTGTTTCTGCTATGTGGGACAGTGATGGAACTAAATGGCCATTATACGTTGATGGAAACCCTGTTGATATGAAACCTGGTGATGCTGTAATCTATTTAGGATGTGAGTCAAAACATTGGAGAGAAAATTTTGAAGGAGATTTTCATCTACAAACTTTTTTACATTATGTAGATAAAAACGGACCCAACGTAGAGCACGCTTATGATGGGGTTAAAAAACCTTTTCGTTTAACTAAAATGTACAACCCGGAGATATAATGAAAAAAAATAAAGATATTGGTTATGAAGAAACAGAAAAAACAGGTCTTAAAAGATATGTAAAGATAGTAGATTCTATAGCTATGTTTGATAATTTTGTATCACCAGAATTATGTAAAAAGTTAATAAATATTTTTGAAAAAGAAAAAGATTCAAAAGCCTATGATAGATATAATTCTGAAAAAATGGCAAAAGGAATTAAAGATGATTTAGCAATAAGTTTTAGTAAATCAAATAATTGGCCTGATGAAATAGAAGAAGTATGTAAAATATTAAGAGATGCATTATCAATTTATGATCAAAAAACAGGGTATGCAAATTTTTGTGGTATAATTGATTTACATTTTACAACTATAAAAATTCAAAAAACAATCCCAGGAGGTGGGTATCATATATGGCATACAGAAAGAAATCATAGAGATCTTTCTTGTAAAAGAGCTTTAGTTTGGACCATGTATTTAAATGATATTAAAGAAGGTGGAGAAACAGAATTTTTAATGCAAAAACAAAGGATCAAAGCAAAGACAGGACGTGTGTGTATATTTCCTGCAGATTATCCTTACGTGCATAGAGGTAATCCACCTTTACAAAAAGACAAATATATACTAACTTCTTGGTTCTTATCAACGTAATATGGAATTTAAATTTACAGAAACACATTTAAAATTAAAATTTTCTTGGAAAGAAATACTCTTAATAATTTTAAGAAGAGGCCATTACCCATTAGAGAGAAAATCTTGTTATGAATTTTCAACTGTTTTAATGGGAGTAATCAATAGAGCCACTAAAGAATATGGAGATGGTAGAGAGCATGGCACCGTAGAAAATAAAGACGTGCCAGAGAATTACGAAAAATAGCAGCTTTTAAAGTATTTAAATATGTGATATTACCTATATCATTAGAAAAAAAGGATTCTTATGTTACAAAAAATAGGTTTTCAACCAGGTATTAATAAACAAATTTCTGAAACTACAGCTGAAGGTCAATGGGTAGACTGTGATAATGTTAGATTTAGATATGGAACACCTGAAAAAATAGGAGGTTGGAAACAATTAGGAACAGATGATTTAACAGGAGCAGTCAGAGGACTGCATCATTATGTTAATAGTCTAGGTAGAAAATATGCGATCATAGGATCAAACAGAATTTTATATGCTTATTCAGGAGGTGTGTTTTATGACATACATCCTATTAAATCTACGACAACACTTACAAGTGCTTTTAGCACAACTAACGGATCAGCAACTGTTACTATAACTTTTTCTAGTTCACATGGTATATTAAAAGATGATATTATTTTATTAGATAATTTTAGTTCTATAACTAATTCTAATTTTAGTGCATCTGATTTTGATGATAAAAAATTTATGGTGACATCTGTGCCAACAGCAACTACTCTTACTATTACAATGCCATCAAATGAGTCAGGTTCTGGTGCAACTACATCAGGTGGTATTAGAGTTCAACATTATTATACAGTAGGTCCAGCAGTCCAAGCAAAAGGTTTTGGTTATGGATTAGGATCTTGGGGTGGTGAAGCAGCTGGAGCGACTACAACTACTCTTAATGGTGCAATCAATAGTTCTGTAACAACTCTTACACTAACAGACGCTTCGCAGTTTCCAAGCTCTGGAACTAATTTTATTATTATTGGTAGTGAAGAAATTTCTTATACTGGAATTACTGATAATACACTTACAGGTTTAACGAGAGGAGTTGCAGGAACAACAGCAGCTTCTCATAGTGATGGAGCAACTGTTACAGATTCAACTGACTATATTGCATGGGGCGAAGCAGCATCAGGAGATTTAATTATTGAACCTGGTATGTGGTCATTAGATAATTTTGGAGACAAAGCCATTTGTTTAATTCACGACGGTGCATGTTTTGAGTGGGACTCTTCTCTATCAAATGCAACAGCAACAAGGGCTACAATTATATCAGGTGCACCAACAGCATCACGTCATATGTTAGTATCTACACCTGATAGACACTTGGTATTTTTTGGAACAGAAACAACAATTGGAGATACATCAACACAAGATGATATGTTTATAAGATTCTCGGACCAAGAAGATATAAATACTTATATACCTACAGCAACCAATACAGCTGGTACACAAAGATTGGCTGACGGATCACAGATCAGAGGAGCAATCAGAGGTAGAGATGCAATCTATATTTGGACTGACACAGCATTATTTACACAACGTTTTGTTGGTCAACCATTTACGTTTGCGTTTACACAGGTTGGAACTAACTGTGGACTTGTTGGAAAGAATGCATGCGTAGAAGTTGATGGTGCTGCATATTGGATGTCAGAGAATGGTTTCTTTAGATATGCTGGTAAACTAGAATCACTACCATGTTTAGTAGAAGACTTTGTTTATGACGATATAAATTTAGAATCTGGAAATCAAATGGTATCAGCTGGATTAAATAATTTATTTGGTGAAGTTATGTGGTTCTATCCAACATCTACATCTTCTGTTGTAAACAGAATGGTTGCATATAATTATTTTGATTCATCACCTCAAAGACCTGTTTGGACAAATGGAACTTTACCTAGAACTATGTGGAGAGATTCTGCTGTATTTGGTTTACCTCATGCAACTCAATATGATGCTGACACAGATACATCTTTTGATGTGGTTGGTAATACAGATGGGATAACAACATATTATGAACATGAAATAGGAACCGATCAAAATAAGAATGGAACAATAACTGCAATTACTTCTAATATATCTTCTGGAGATTTTGATATTACACAACAAAGATCGGCTCAAGGAACACAAACAGGTGTTGCAACATTTAGAGGAGATGGAGAGTTTCTTATGAAGATAAGAAGATTTGTGCCTGATTTTATAAGTCAAACAGGAACCACAAGAGTCACTTTAAATTTAAAAAATTATCCTAATAGTTCACAGGCTAGTTCACCTCTTGGACCATTTGATATTACTTCATCTACAACTAAAATAGATACACGAGCAAGAGCTAGAGCGATTGCATTAAAAATACAAAACACAACAACTAGTCAAAGTTGGAAGTTAGGAACTTTTAGATTAGACACACAACCAGATGGAAGAAGATAATGCCCCTAAATAAAAAAGGTAAAAAGATAATGAGTTCTATGAAAAAACAATATGGTAAGAAACGTGGTGAGCAAGTTTTTTATGCATCGTTAAATAAGAAAAAAATTAAGGGAGTTAAAAAGAAATAATGGCAAAGATAGCACAAGTAATTACTAGACCTTCTCAACAGTATGATTATACGATAGCTGAAGCTCAAACAAGAGATCTTGATGCGATTGTAGAAAAACTTAATTCTACATATCAAGAAGAAATAAAAGAGGAGATAGAAGCATTTAACTTCTTTATTAATTAATGGCAAATCAATTTAAATTTGTAGGTGTAGATGATAGCACAAGTGGAAGTGCATTAAGTCCTCTAGGATCTGGTAATCCTTTAGTTAGTGAGACTTATGTTATTAAATCTATATTAGTAACATCTGCAGGTACACCAACGGTCACAGTTACAAATAATAGTATTACAGCTATAAAGTCAGCTGCTTTGACAGCAAATGTTACAACAGAATTATTAACTAATCCGTTAGTGGTAGAGGGTGGAAAAACCTTTACAATATTATCAAGCACTACAGATTCATTTGACGTGGCAATTAGCTACTTAAACATTAAGAAAGAGGTAACAGCATAATGATTGAGATACAACCAGATAAAATAATAGAAAAGATAACTAATAAAAAAACAGGGGAAATATATAAAAACGATCAAGAATGGAAAGATAAGGGTATATCTCCAGAGGATGTTAGAAGAGATGTAACTGTTCTTATGCCAAGCCTTGATTTATTTCCTAAAACAAAATAGAATAGATAAATGGCCATAACTAGAACTCAAATAGCAAAACAATTATTAGCACAAGGTGGACGTACTGGATTTCAAGGTGGTGGTGCTGATATGGGTGCTGAAGATAGAGCACAAGAAAGAGCTGATAGAGGTTATGGTGATACTAGTGGTCCTGTTGATATGGCAAAAGGGGAACAAAATGTAGTGCAATATTTAGCTACTGAAGGTTTTTCACCAAAACAAATAGATAAAACTATAAAAGGTCCAAATATTTTTGATAAAATAAAAAGAAGTCGTTTTAATAATCCTACAACTAGAGCAATAGGTAGATTTGGTTTATACACACTTAATCCAACTTTAATAGGAGGACTTGATGCTAGAAAAGCAATTCAATTAAAAGATATACTTGATGAGACAGAAGAAAGTGCAGAGGATCAAATTATTGGTAGAGCAGGTTTAGCAGAAGGTGGCATGCCTTACGAAGGTGGGATCATGGACTTTGAATCAGCAAGACAGATGTATGGTTTTGGTAAACTTGTTAAAAAAGTTACGAGAACAGTTAAGAAGATTGCAAAGTCACCTGTAGGTAAAGCTGCATTATTATATACAGGTGCAGCAGGAATAGCGGGTTTAGGGTCAGGTACAACATTCATGTCTAATTTAACAAGTCCAACTTCATTGTTTGGTAATTTAAAAACTACGTTTGGTAAAGGAAGTTTTAATCCTTTTTTAAGAAGAGTTGGTGCAGATAGAGATCCAGTCTTTAGTCCTTTAGGAGAATTTGCAAATAAATTAGGGATTGTTGGTAAGTCAGGTCTTCCATCGATTACAACTGCAATCACAGCAGCATCAGCTGTAGCAGGATTATTAACACCAGAACAAGAAGAACAAGCACAAGAATTATCAGATAGCACTGGCATAGATATAGAACAAGCTAGAAACTCTATTCTAGCAGCCAGAAGAGATGATTATAAAATGGATTTTAGAGCAAGAGGTTTTAAAGCTGAAGGTGGAATAATGAAAGAACCAGTAGCTAAAAAGACTATGCCATTATTAGATATGGGTGGACAAGAAATGGATTTAAGAGCTGAAGGTGGATTCGTCCCAATAGGACGTATGGAAAAAGCAGATGATGTTCCTGCGAGATTATCAAAAAATGAATTTGTATTTACAGCTGATGC